CACGTAAATGGTAACAATCTGCTTCTTAACACTCAACCGATACGACATCCTGCGTGATGCTGTTGACCACAACCTTGCTGTTGCTGGTTATCCGTTTGAACTATCAATCGTAGATAACGGCAGCACTGATGAGCGTGTTCATGAATACATTAAGAGCCTACCTAACACTAGATTCATACGTATTAATGCAACAAATGAAGGTGTCGCACCGATGTTCAACGAGTGCCTCCATCATGCCTTGGGCGAGTACATCTGCTTGATGGGTAACGATATTAAGATGTCTGAGAACTGGCTACGTGATCTAGTGAATGCACACAACGTGCTTCCTGACGCTGGATGGGTTGCTTCACATTGCGCAGGTGACAAAGGCGAACCGTTCGAGCGTAACGGAGTTAAGGCAACAGCCCAATGGAACGCGTTCGGCACAGCACTTATGAGCCGTGAGGTATTTGAAAAGGTCGGTTACTTCTGCAACATGTACGCACCTTATGGCCTTGAAGATTCAGTCTACCACCATAGACTGAGCAGACTAGGTTACAAGCAATACTACATTGACAGCGTGAAGTCCAACCACTTGGGCGATGACGTGCATCAGAAGAATGAGTATCGCGAAATGAAGTGGAAGTCCTTGGAAAAGAACGCGGCAATCTTCGGAGAACAAACCAAGCTATACGACGAAACACAAAACTATTATATCCCATACAAGCAATGAATGTACTGACGCTGCTTAAGCAGGAATCCAAAGGAGTTATCGACGGTTGTGGGTACTATCGCCAACACTTGCCGCACAGAGCGATGAGTGTTGACTACGGTGATAAGTTCTACAACATCAACACCATTAATGAGATGCCTGACGAGCAGTTCAAGGACTTCGACTTGTTTCATATCAACCGTAACGATATGAACGGGTACATCGACAAGGCGCACAAGCAAGGCCTTGCAGTTGTGTTCGATATTGACGATTACTGGCAGCTAGACCAAACGCATCAGCTGTATCAGTATTACAAGGAACATAAGATTCCACAAGATGTACATGAGTGCTTACGCAAGGCCGACCTTGTTACAACGACTAACGAGTTTTTGGGTTCACGCATCATGCCGTTCAATACAAACGTGAAGATTCTTCCAAACGCCATTTCGGTACGTGAGCCACAGTTCAACCTAGTGGATAAGCCGATAGGCGACAAGGTAGTATTCGGATGGATTGGTGGTGTGCATCACTTGGAAGACATCGCATTGTTGAGGGATTCGATGGGCAAACTATGGAACGATAAGGAATTAGAGGGGAAGTTCCAAATCGTTTACGCAGGTTTCGCTGGTCAACCTCAACATAATTACATAGCATCGGTGCTATCGGGAGGTAAGGCAAAGAAGTTGGACAACGGCAAGGTTGCGCCACAGGATGACTTTATCATACTTCCCGCAGCCGATGTTACTAAGTTCGCGTATTACTATGACCTTTGCGACATCATGTTAGCCCCGTTGAAGAACACAGGGTTCAATGTGTGTAAGTCTAACCTTAAGATTGTCGAGGCAGGATTCAAAGGTAAGTTTGTTATCGGATCATCGACCATGAACTATGAGTACGATCTTAGAAAATCAATGGGCGTAGCCGTGCAGGAGCGTAAGGCGCATAAGGACTTCTACGAGTGGATGAGGTACTTTATCCTAGAGGGTAAGTCAGAGATTAAGCGTAGACAACTATTGGCGTATGATTACGTCACAAAGGAATATGCCTTGGAAGTCCACAACGAGAAACGCAGGGAACTTTATTTGAAGTATGCACGTAATTTGGCATAAATACGACAAGTTGCGCAAGGCAGCGTTAAGCATCACCAAGAACAAGGACGATGCGCATGACTTAGCAATGGAGGTCTGCATGATGATGATGGATAAGCCTGACGCGCCTGAGTGGTACATGTACACGGTTATGAGAAATGAGTGGTTTAACAAGTATTCGACGTTCAACAAGAAGTATGGCCGACGAGCCATTGACGCGATTACCTTTGAACTGGCTATGCAAGAGGCCGAACATGATACCGTGCAGCTTGAAGCCTTGCGTGTAGCCCCGTTAACGGATTTAGAACTTAAGATGCTATCCTGTTATGTTGAGTGCAAGTACAACGCCTCAGCAGTAAGCAGGAAGTACAACATCAGTAGAGAAGTAGTCAATAGAACAATTCACGAAGTAAAATACAAACTAAAAAATGAATACAACCGCATTATTAATAATCCTGATTAGTGTGCTAGGGTCATACTTATGGGTTAACGTATTACCATTCATTTGGTATATCAAGCAGGTGATTGGAAAGCCAAACCTTAAGCCGTTCGATTGCTGCTTATGTCTAGCCACATGGACGGCAACGGTATTGGTCATCATCTATTGGCAAGGTGTTCTGCCGTCGCTTGGTATTGTGGTGGCTACTAGCTTCACCGCCTATTTTGTTGAACGTTTATCGCTTAGATACTTATGACGCACTTGGATATTTACAACGACCTTAAGAACCACGAAACGCTGTTCAATCAGTACCGCATGGACAATACCGTGCGCTTTGCTAACCCAGCGAACTTAGTTCAGTTCAATCATTATGCTATGGTGCTTAACCTAGGCGTTGAGAACCTCGGATGCCGCGAGTGTGTTATGACATTGCTCACTAAGCTATCGAAGTGGTACTTCGCGATGAAGGAAGAACAGGAGCGTGTTGTTGAGGTTGTCACCGTAGTACCCGAAGAAGTTAAGCCAGTTCAACAACAATTATTCACAAAGAAAAAACGTAGAAGAAGATGAGAAAACTAATCATCGTAGCGGTAGTGCTTGTATCATGTGGCGCACCTAAGCAGCCTGAGTACACACCCGAAGAATTAAAGAACACTAAAGAATTGGACTCCATGCAGAAGAAGTTGGATTCAATCGAACACGTTAAAGATTCATTAGGTATATGAGCGAAGAAAAACAACCACAAGAAGGCCGTGATGCCAACGGACGGTTTAATTCAAAAAACCTGTTCTATCTACTTAGTTCTCACACTGGTAAAGGACAACCCCCAATGTATAAGACACCCGAAGAACTTGCAGCAAAAGCCGTTGAATATTTCGAATGGGCTGACAGACAGGACAAGGGTAAATACACTTTGGCGGGTATTCGTTTGTTCCTTGGCATGAGTTCTAAGGCCACATGGCAAAAATACAAGAACCGTGAAGGATTTACCGACTTGATCGAAAAGATTGAAGCGGTAATGGAGGACTACTACGAGAAGAAGCTACAGTGGGCTGGTTCAACACAAGGTGCAATCTTAGAGCTTAAGAATAAAGCAGGATGGCGCGATGAGGTTACGCAGAATCAGAATGTCACTAGCATAGTTGCCAACTTCGGTAATACCGTGAAGAAAGAGGGTGAATGAACGTAACACTATACAGCCCCCACGAAGAACAGGCAAGGATTCATGAGGCCATAAACAACGGTACACAGAAGTACTATGTGCTGAACATTGGCCGCCAGTTTGGTAAGACCATGTTGGCAATGAATCAACTGTTCTATTGGATGTTTAACGACAAGGGTTGTAAGTGTGCATGGGTAAGCCCGATTTACAAGCAGAGCAAGAAGGTATTCGATGATATGGTCAATGCCTTTGCGGATAGTGACTTAATGCACAAGAACGCATCTGAGTTGACGATTACCATTGGTAAGTCCACCTTACAGTTCTTTAGTGCTGAGCGTTACGACAACATCAGGGGGTTTACCTTTGATTACTTGGTGTGTGATGAGTTCGCGTTCATGGATGAACAGGCGTGGACAGAAGTGTTACGCGCAACGGTATTGGTAAAGGGTAAGAAGGTCTTATTGATTAGTACTCCAAAGGGTAAGAATCACTTTTATCAGGTATTTAACCTGCAACAAGAAAACCCGCAGTACCATTCGTTCACTATGACCACTTATCATAAACCGTTGATTAATCCATCGGAGATTGATGATGCTAGGAAGACCCTGCCCGATCATGTGTTCAGACAGGAGTACATGGCGGAGTTCTTGGATGGTGGAGCATCGGTATTCGGTGAATTGAATATCAACGACGCTCCTGATAACTTGTACAAGCACTACGCAGGTCTTGACGTTGGAAGAGCGGACGACTATACGGTGTTGAGTATCTACAACGAGCGCGGTCAGATGGTCTTCATTGAACGCTGGAGGCAGATGGAGTGGACTAACATCGTTAACCATGTGGTAAAGCATCTAAACCGATTTAAACCACAGTTATTGGTTGAGGTTAATGGAGTTGGTGACCCTATTCTTGATTTAGTTAGACGGCAGTACAAGACAGGACGTGTTGAACCGTTTGTTACTACAAGCAAATCAAAGCAAGACATCATCGAAGAGTTGATAGTAGCCAACAGTAATGCAGAGGTATCATTCCTGAACGAAGCATGGCTAATTAACGAGTTGAAGATGTTGACGTGGGAGTACAATCCAAAGACACGCTCGGTAAGGTACGCAGCACCCGCAGGATTCCACGACGATGGAGTGATGGGGTCAGCTATCGGTTACCACGCATACAAAACAATGAAACAAGCAGCAGCAGTTAAATTCACCTGATATGAAATACCCAAAAAACTGGATGCAAGTCAGCATCGGACAATACGCACAGTTATACGAACTTGAACAGCACAAAGGCGACTTAGATGTTTATGACTACTACGGTAGGAAGGTGTCAATCCTTTGCGCTATATCCGAGGATGATGCGTTCAATATTCCGATGCCTGAGATTAAGAAAATACTAGAGGCCACATCGTTCCTAGCAACACCACCCAAGACGCAATTCATCAATGAGTTCGTAGTTGGAGGTAAATGGTTCGATGTTAGTCCTGATATGTCCTCGGTAAGCCCTGCGCAGTTTATCAGCCATTCAACCTACACGAAGGACAGTATTAACTTTTGGGAGAACATTCACCGAGTGATGAGCGTGTGGTGTATCGAACGCGGCAAGACATTCAGAACACAGGACAACGAAGCGGTTGCTAAGTTGTTTTGGGATGAGTTGCCGATGTCGGTAGTATTCCCACTAGCTACTTTTTTTTTGAGCGTGTGGCAGGAATTACCCGAAGCTATCCGAACCTCTTCAATCAAGACGCAGACCAAACTGACGAAGGAACTGACCGAATATCTGCGGAACGCAAATTCATAAACCGTTGGAGATGGTATTCGCTTTTGGATGAGTTATCGGGCGGTGATTACTGTAAATGGGACACGATACTGTATGAATGGGAGATAACAAAGTTTTTCAACACAATGGCTTATATCAAAGACCGCAACAGAGTAAAGCGATTAATCGAACAAGCAAACCAACCAAGGAAAGTATAGCATGGCAACACTAGACCAAATCATAGACACGCTTGAACTGTTCGGCAAGGACTTAGCAGCCGACAGCATCACATCGCTTAAGGCCAAAGGTCATGCACCGATGGGTCAGTCAGGATTAGCGGGTTCTATCAGGTATAAAGTTTCCATAAAAGGAAACTCTGTGGACATGACGCTGACGATGGATGATTACTGGAAGTACATCGACCAAGGTACTAAGGCCGCAAAACGTAAGGGAACGGCAGCGGATAGGCAACGGATGGTTAACTCCTTGGAGAACTGGATAAGTACGCATAACATTAACCCGTTAGCTATCTACAAGTCAAAACTTAAGAACCCGAATAAGTCAAAGGTCAAGTTTGCCGATGCTAAGAAATCACTAGCATGGGCTATTAAAAAATCCATCCACAAAAAAGGTATCATCAAGCGATTCGGCTACAAAGGGTCAGGGTTCTTTACCGACCTTTTGCAGGATGGCAGGGTTAGTCAATTGGAAGAGCAATTAACTCTATTATTAGGGGAGAGCGTGAAGATTGACATCGAACAAATTTTAAGGCAGTAATGGCATACACGATAGAACAAGAACCCACATGGGCTAGTGCTTACAAACTCGTTTCGGGATACAACGAACAGAACTATGTTGTGTCCTCAACGCAGAACACGCAGCCGAACTATCAGTATTGCATGGACGTGTATGTTAACGGCACAAAGATTAAGCGGTTAAAGAAAGCACCCCATCCAACCTATGGCGTAGGCGTGTTCGACATCAAAGGCATCGTTGAGCCATACTTGAACTATGACATCAACCTAAGCGGTACTAGCGGATTCACTAAAAACCCCGAATCATACGCAACGGTGTATGTTATCGCGGGTGAAGAGTACGGTCTTTCTTCCACAGGCGCAACGTACTACGCAGGGGCGACAGGAACTACATACTACGCCATCAACAGTTCAATCGAGCAGTTAGACTTCATTAACTCGCTTGTATGGAACGCTCAGGAGTATCAGATGGGTACTTCGGCAAGTAAGTTCCTAACCAATATGCCACGAACTAGCACAATCTATGACAATCAACATCTGTGGCTATACTTCACGCACTTTCAGGACTACGTTTACTATTGCAGGGTGAAGACATACGACATAGATGACAATGTTATCGGCACTTATATTTTCCAAAATTCATTCAATACCCCATCATCGGATGTAACGCACCGATTCCTTCGCATTGCCGCTGGGTGGAATCTTAATGACGTTACGCTATCAAGCGGGTCTCAACCTGTGCTTACCGATAGTGTTTACTATTACATCGTGACGCTTGTGGATAACGCGTACAACCCGCGTTCAGAGGGTATGACGTTCTACCTAGATGAGGACTGTACTATCTACGATATTTACGAACTACATTTCCAAAACGCTTTAGGAGGATTCGATTCATTCCAGTTCCGCAGACAGAACACCACTACATCGAACATCACACGTAAGGAATACAAGAAAAACACAGGTCTTACCGCGTCAAGTAGTTATTCAGTAACCGCTGACCAACGTGGATATCTATCATACTACACAGCATCAGATGATGTTATCACTTTGCGTTCGGGATGGCTCAAGGAGGAACAATTCGAGTGGCTTAAGGAGTTGGTAGAATCACCGCAGGTATTTTGGTTCAAAGAC